TGAGTTTTTACTGCACTAATTCCTAATGTGACTAGATCATAATAAAATCTTTTCTTAACATTGTCAAATTTATTTTTAGCTAAAGTATTATCAATTACCTCTTCTTCAGCAATTTCTACAGCTTGCTTATAACTAAGTTGCATATGAAGATCTAACTCTTCTTTATTTTCAGGTAGATTAGCTGGATCAGGACTTTGGTATTGATCAATACCTAAAGTTCCTTTTAATTCTTGCAAATAAGGTTTAGCTAACATATCTTCATAAATAGCATTAGCATAATCCGTTCTTTTCTTTAATGATATAGGGTCTTGTGCATAAGCATTTATTTCAAATACTTTATTAGCCATTCCATTTACTACTATATCTACAAATTTAGAAACTACTGGAACAGGTTTCCAATCTAAATTCATATAAGACATATCACCATTAATAGCAAGTTCATCTTTATATTTTTGGACCGGTTGTTCCCCACGCGCATATAATCTTAAGGTATGGAATCTATTATAAGAAGTAGCAAATCTAGTACCATTACCCCCTTGTCTCCACCATTCACTTTCTATAGCTTGTGCGACTTGTCTCCCATAATCTATAGAGGATTTTTCAACGTCTGGCACAGTTTGGCTAGGAAAGGCGCTATTTGGATTTGCGTATGTATTCATTTATTTAATTATTTTTGAAACTAATCCTTTATTATCATATCTTTTAATACCAAGATCAATTGGTTCTCGTTTTCTTCTGCTTACTGGAGCATATCTATTTTTATTACATGCCATTATAGCCAGTCCAGAACTAATAGAAGCATCGTGTGTTGTTCTATTATTTATATCAAAAGATGCCCAGTCTTCTAATGTTCTTTGAAAATACAGATCTCCATAACCATCTCCATTAAAACCAATTGCATTTTCTATATAAGATTCAATTGCTGCAGCATGAGCTTGCTTAATATCTTCACTTGAATTAGGTATACCGCCTATTTCTTTTTCTGTTACTGAAAGTTTATTCCAAACTTTATCAGGTCGGTTCATTGAAAAACCCCTATAACCTCTTCTTCTAAAATGATATAAAAGTCTAGGTTTATTATTTTCAACTAAAATTGGCATCCCATAAAATATACAAGCCATTAATACATCTTCAAAAAACACTTCTGCAGTTTGGGGTCTTGCTATATATTCTAAGAAAAAATGATCTGCTGGAGCATCTTCCATACTAAATTTAGTTAATCCATGTAAAGATCCATTAGATCCTCTTTTATCAACTGTTCCCGATATATCATAAGGATCACATCCAAATGCCCCTATATGTTCATTACCAGGATATTTAATACCATTTTTTTCAAAAAACCTATTTTGTAAGTTACTATCTGGTATCCAAGTTATAAAAAATCTACCTTTATTATTAGGAGCAAATACAACTCTTGTATCTTTTATTCCATTTTCCCATATAAAATTACCTTGACTTACTGCTGCTCTATTATTAGAATCTTCATTAAAATCTATTTGTTGGTATATCTTAGTTAGATTAAATAAAGATGCTTTGGATTCATCTCTAAAGGCATGCTTAGTGGTACGCGGAAATTGTCTATAAAATTCATTTAAAGCATCTTGATCACTCTTTAATCCTTCAACTTCATTCTTCCAATATTTAATGACCCCAAGGTCAATAAATTCTCCATGTGGTCCTTCCACTTCAGTTGTGGGAGTGTCGAAGACAGGCATCCCATAAGAATCAATATATCCTTCGTAGTTCCATTCCATAGGTATGAACAAAGAATATAATCCCGAGCTAGTCTGTCCATTGCGGTTTCTTTTTTTAACATCTGAGTTATCATATAATTTTTTAAAGTTTCTACCTCCTTTATCTAATGCATTTGAAGTACTCCCCATCATACATTTACCAATAATTCTACTACCTAATCTTAATGTGGTTTTTGTAACCCTCCAGTTATTTAATATATTATTAGGTCTTTCCCATTTCCCTGATTCATCATGTACTAATAGTTTTAATTTTTCACCATCGTAACTATTATCACCTGTATTTTTCCAGTCAACAGTTGTATCTAATCCTTCTAAATCTCCTGCTTTACTTCCTGCCTCAATGCTTCTTCTAGTGAATTTAGAGGCTGGTACTCTATATGCTAACTCTGTTTTAGGTCGATCCATACCATCCTGAATCGGTTTAAAAAAGAATGGATAGTTAACCGAAATTGGTACAACTTTGTCAGTAAACATCTTTTTAGCATCTTGTCCAGTTTTAGATAATATTCCATATCTGGAATCACTAGATATTGTTGCTAAATTTATTACCTCTCCTGAGGCCATAAAAGAGAATCCTGATCTACGATTTTTAAGATAACAGATTCCGTAACATCTGGTATCTGCTTTGCAAGCTTCCCAGAATATAAAGAATAATCTATTGGCTTCTCTAAAATCTGCTTCCCCAACATCAATCTTGCTCCACTGCAAGTACATATAATGAGTGCCAGTAAGATAAGTAGGTTTACCTTTATTAATATACCAAAAACCTTCTTCACGTCTTTTAAATTCTTCATCTATATATCCAAACCATTTCTCTTTAAAATCTTCTGGATATTCTTTCCAGTCAAATATTGTCTTAATTCTAGAAAGAGATTTTGGGTATTGAGCTCTAGTCCATCTATCATTTTCAAAAACTACTGGGGTTTCTTTTTTTGGTAAAGCTATTCTAAGATTTTGTATTTCATAAATCTCACCTATTTTACCAGTCCTACTGATAACTATAATATCATGTTCCTTGTTATATCCATATTCCCATTTACTATAACGGTTCATCCTATTTATAATCTTAGGTTTTATATGGTCATCAATTATTTTGCATAAAACTTGTTCGTACATTATTTAGATCTCCTTTCTGCAAACCCTTTAAAAGCTACTTCTTTCTTCTCTTCTTCTTTGGGTTTATCTTCTAATAAATTCTTTTCTTCTTCAATTCTATTTAGAATTTCAAAAGCATCGAATATAGCTAATTTCTTAGTAGCTGCAGCATTTTTAAGTCTATCTGCGGAAATATCCATATTAGAATCTACAATAGGTTCTCTAGCTACTTTGATTAATTCTTCAACAGCTATTCGCCCAGCTTGGATTATACTCTTCTTCGTTTCCTTTGTATTCATACTTTATAACAATATCATTTGATTTCATACAATAAATTCGCTTATTATCTATAATAAACTCCCATTCTCGACCTGGTTTATAACCAACTAGATCCCCTGGATGAATATCAAGTGCCTCTAGCTCATTATTACCTATTTTTAATATACCTACACATTTCTTTTCAACATCTAATGTTAAAGAATCAATATCCTTAATAGGCATTATAAAGCACCTATTCATAAAAGGTACCCATTTATCTTCTTTCTTATGCAAATAGATTTGATTAGGTTTACAAAAATATAAATCTTCTTTAAAATATTGACCACTATTTCTTTCATCTCCTCTTACATCATACCATCTTCTAAATATATTATGATGAATAATAATTTCATCACCTATTTTAATATTAGTACAATAAGCTAGTGGAGTAGAAACAACTATTGCATTTCTACTTACCATTTTATGATCTTCAATATTAACATTTACAACAAGAGTTTCATCTCCTATTTTCATTTTATTATTATACCTCCCTTCTTTAGGAGTTACAATAAAATTATATATACTATTCATTAATATTCTAAATCATATTCAACAGAAATTGCCATATTGGTATTAAATTTTTTCCATGGCATTATCTCGTCTTGTTTCTTTATATAAATATTATAAGAATTATCTACCTTACTAAAACTAATACTATGAATTGTATGGCCTCCATAAACTTGTTGGCCCACTGAATAATGCATAGCTTCATTTTTATAGTCCGCGCCTATACTTATCTTTCTTATAATAGAGTTCATGGCCTACTTTGTAGTTTCTACTTTCTCTATTGGAGTATATTTACCGTCAACTAAATCAATATTAACTTGACCGTATTTTTTTTCTAATTCTTTTTTAGTACTTTCCAAGCTTGTATGAAATTCTTCATAAGCTTTGAATACATCAAGTTTTCTAGCTTCTAACGCCCCAAGGTCTAATAATATTTTTTGAATATTACCTTGTTGTGTTTTTACTTTTTCTAATTCTTCTGATGTAATTTTTTCTACTTTTGTTTCTTTTTTCTTCATTTGATTTAATTTTAATTGTTAATTATTATTTTTGTTTATAAATACTAGTTGCTTTTTCAGTTGTACGTCCGCCGAAATAGGCTAAAACGACAGCCATCATGACCTTCTCAAAAGTGTCATTCCATAATGAATTAATTTGGAATGGTATACTTTCTACGCTATCTAAAATACCAGCTAATGAAAATATACATATACACCATACTAAAACCAATGGTCGTACATTTTTCGAAAGCCAAGAATCAGATATAGAATCCGCTTGCCACCTTGAGGTAATAGATTCTATTTCTTTATTTTGCTGATCGTATATTATTTGTTGTAATTTAATTTTATCTTCAGCGCTTACGTCAGATTTAGTTATAGCCGCTATTGCTTCTTTAGGTGATGTAAGACCCTGTAATACA